TATGAATCGAATCAAACTCTTGAAAGAGTTGATCAAACCCAATGCCAAACGGCCTATACGTTGTACTTATTTTCATTTTCGTTTCTCCTTTTTAAGCGAGTTTTATATATGTTCAGCAGACCCATTTCTGGCATCTACTGGTACAACCACCATGGTTATACAACTTTATTTATATTCAGGAAGTACAAATTCTTTGAAAGAAAGTAATTTTCTACTAGAAATTATTTCAAAGAATGTCTTTGCCTCTTCAGAGTTTAACTTTTTATAGTCAAACTCTACGGCAGAATATATAGGACGATAGTGAAGAGTACGTTCTTTAGCAACAAGCAATAACTGACCAGTAGTGACCATCTCAGCTTTTTTGATGTCTCCAGTTCGTATTGGATTCATGAATTTATCATCATTTGGTTTTTGGGACATTGCCTCGAGAAACTCATGAGGATCATTAATCGTGTTGTCGCGAAGATAATTATTTACAATTTCCCAGCGAGTCTCAGAACTCTTACGAGCTGCCTGAAGATGCGGGTCAGTTGCCTTTGCGCTATAGCCAAGCATCGTTAGATCGATGCCATGATTTGTACGAACACAATGATCTTCTTCTCGTGTTATCTCTTTAAGATTATAGACATACTTACGAGGATTTTCCTTTGTTGCATCTTCTTTTTTAACTGTAAATCCACCTTCGAGAAGATAACATTTTTCAGGGTTAAAAATAAATGTCGCTCCAGCAAGTTCTTTTTCAATTAGAAATTTTGCTGCATCTTTAGGCTCCTGCAAACGAAGTGCATTGCGAATTGCGAGTCCGTCAGGAGAGACAATTGGAGTCTTCTTTTTATTTTTTGAAAGAACCTTTTCTCCTTCTTTCTCATCACTCTTTACGCTAAATGATGCAGAAATAATTGACAGACCATATTCGTTTACACCTTCGGTCCATCGTGTAGTTTGATCATCAATAAAGAGGCGTTGAATGCCACCACGGTTAGAGTTAACAACTTTGATTGACGTTGAGTAATTGCGGTCTCTATTTTTAGCACCGACCCAACCATATTTCTTAATGTATTTTACTGCTACGACACACATATGAGATAATTGCTATATACTATTTATAACGTGGTGTTTTTACCGCGATTTAACCAGCTTTCTCAAACCGTTTAACACTGACAACGCTAATTTTCCGCTTGTAGGTCCTGGCCATGGAAAGCTTAAACCAATTACTCCGGTAACAAATAGCAATAGCATTCGTGTACCCTCTGTGCCCGCAAAAAGTGTTGATAGGGCAAAATTTCCTGAAAGTGCAGCTAGTATATCAGAAGAGTCAAAGTCGTATGACAAATCACCTGTAAATGACATATTCAACCAAATATAGAGTAACAGACCTGCGACAGCAAAGCCTCCTATTCTTTTTATAACAGGATGTTTTTGTAGCCAGACGTCTAGATCACGAAGTGCCTCCTCTGTCCATCTGCCAATTTTAGTTTTTGAAACATATTCTGCGATTGCCCGCTGTATTTGGGCGTATGCTGCAAAACCAGCCTTTATTGATTTCCAAAGATTAGCTAAGTTAAAACGTAGCGCACTAAAAAACTTAAAAACCCGACTGTCTTTAAAGAGTGTTAGAGTGTCTTGCAAATTTGCTCCAGCAGTTGATGCAAGAGTCTTTATAAAGTCTAGTTTGGCTCGTACTCCAGAGGTCAGGTCATTTAAAACGTTTTCAGTCAGCTCGGCAGTTTCAAGAAGTGACAAAGCTTCGTAGTAGTCATGCTCTTCTTGAATTGAACAGGCGTTATACTCAACGAAGCTTTTCATACCTTTTTCTTAACGTTGCCAATGCTATATTTTGAACGCAGGTCCCAGTTGAATTTGTCTCTATGAGAGATAATTTTAATTTGTTTTAGACTAGTGGTATCTTTCACTTGATCTCTATTGACAATTTCAAGCAAACCCCAATCAGAAAGAAGAATTGTAATTGTATTTCGGCGACACATGTCATCATACATAAATGTAGATGGCTTGCCATCAAGCATAAAGAGTTCCTTAAAGTGCACAATAAAGTAGCGCCCTTGTTTATGCAAGATATGACAACTTTGAAAGAGTACATTCTCTTCTCGCTTAGAAGATACACCAATGCGAGAAAGAGTTTCTTTAATCTTTAAAAAGTCATCAGGGTCATTCAAATATACCTCAAGCATCTGAGGCGGTGACCAATCAACGATATCTGTGGGGGAAAGTGGTACTGTCATAACGATATACTATATTTATAATATATCGTGTTTACAATTTACCGCCCTCTACTTTTTCTAGCAGCCTTATTTTTCTTGCGACGTTTTTCTACTCTCCCTGGAGATAAATTCTTTTTGCTAGAAGATGTTCTCCAACCACCAGATAACATCTTTTTTATGAATTTAGACGGATCAATCTGAAGTTTTTCAACTGGGGTGTCTGACAATACTTCTGCTTCAATTACTTTTTCGTGTGCTTCCTCCGACATCTCTTTTGTTTTTTAGTTGTGTTAGTTGATTTTGAGTAAACAGGCTGAATACTGCTCGCGCCTTTTCGGCGCTATAAGAGTATTCATCCATAATACATTTTATATATTCAGAGTCATCTGACTTTTTTGCCCATTTGCTAAATCGCTTACGAGGACGTATACAATGTTTTAAAAAATCATACTGCATCTTGTGCGGCAAGAATGCTCGTCTATTCATTTCATTTGCAAGTAGTATAGTATCATTAAAGTATGACAGCCCGCGATTGACTATAAAGGGCACATACTGTTTATCTAGACTATCATGATCAAGGCTTTCACTGTTATCTGCTCGCGAAGCTTCTAGTAAATTTTTACCACTTTGTCCTTCATTAATGCTATTAATAAAGTCAAATGGCGAGAGTTTTTTATTTTCTACACCCATTCAATATTTCCCATTAGTTCTGTCATGCATGCAACCATATTTAACTCTTTGTCACTCATAAATCCTGCTTTGTAAGAATAGTCGGCAAGAATAAGAACTGCAGACGGAATAGAAGATGGAGCGACAACATCATAGAGTGAATCATAGAGTTTACGAAAAACAACTGCACTATCGAGTGTGCTATTATTTACAACCCATGATCTCATCGACTTGAAGTCTTTGCTTTTAAGGTAACGAGCCAATTCAGCAATACTCTGATCTGACATACCAACCAAAATAGCAGTTGGAATCTCACCACTCGTGCTGTATCGTTGGCACTCATTGAGCACTCGTCTCCAGTCTGGGGCATAACGAATGATAAGTTCAGCAAGAGTCTGCTCATGATACTTGATTCCTTCAGTCTTAAGAATAAAGATCAACCGTTTCATAAAGTCACCAGCAAGAGAAGCCAACGACTTTTTAGTAGTATTAAATTCAATTACTGAACAGCGACTGTGTAGTGGTTCGATAATCTTATTCTTAAAATTGCAAGTGAGGATAAAGCGACAATTGTTGCTAAACTCTTCGATAAACCCGCGCAACGCAGGCATTGTACTCTGGGGGTTAAGATAGTCTGCCTCATCGAGAATAACTACCTTGTATCCGCCAGACAACGAAACAGTAGATGCAAACTGTTTAATCTTGTTGCGAAGCACATCAATACCACTCTCTTCAGAACCATTGATCAACATATAATCAAGGTTCAAGACATTACACAGCGCACGTGCAACTGTAGTTTTTCCAAGGCCTGCAGAGCCAGCCAATAATAGATTGGGGAGTTGACCTCCCCGCACTATTTCATTGAATGTTTTCTTTAACTCTGCGGGAAGTACACAATCATCAATCGTCTGGGGACGATACTTTTCTACCCAAAGAAATTCATCAGTTTTCATATGTGACTATATTATACCAAAGTGATTTGTTTGTACACACTTTTAATTTCTTCTGCTTCAGTTTCAAACTGTGCTGCAGTTTTCTTATGGTATAATTTAGCAACCTTACGAATCAGCGGCTTAGGCAAATTAAAGGCATCTGCGGTTGCAGAGATAATTTCTTTGATAGCATCTCGGCTCTCGTCCATTTTAGAGAGTTCGAGAGTAATTTCGCGAATCGCTCCAAGCAATTCTTGTTTTGTTTTATCGTCTTCAATTTCAATCATAATATATTATTTTTCTCCAAAGTAATGCATATATGCAATAAATCCTGCTAATGCCCAAAAACCCAACGCATAGATGAAGGTCATGATGGGACTATTGGCACGACGCTTAGATGCTGCTACTCCTGCCATTCCTCCCTTAGGATTCATATATTGCAACCATAGCACCACACGTCCAGGAAATGCAAATATCTCGTATAGCATTCCTCCACCACTAGTCCCATCAAGCCTATCTTTTGACATATTATTGAGTTACGGTTTCTCCTTTAGCAAAATCAAAATTCAATTGATTTTCTGGCTGTTCATCAGAGGTATTACCAGTTTCGGCATTAGCAGTTTCTTGTTTTGGGAGAAAAGCAAGAATCTTTTCATATAATTCTCCAATTGCTTTAAGTTCTCCTGCTTCAAAACCACCTCTACGAGAAACTACCGCAATAACGCTTGCCATCAAAGCAATATCAGCAAGTGTCAATTGTGGTTCATTTTCAAGAGTAGTGTCAATTTGTGTTGTTGTATCAGTTTGTTCTTCCATAGTATTAGTATATATAAGTGTTTATTAGTTAAATGTTGAAGTTTTTTCCAAAGCAATATAATATTGAACTGGAATAGTTTCATTTTTCCAGTGGCTAATAAGTTTTGACGAGATATTCACCACATAGTCACCAGGAAGCACTTTAAGATTATTAATCAAAAATTGCAGGTCAAACGAACCATGCTGTGAGTTGTTCTCATCTAATACCACTGAAAATGTATTTGCTGAAGAGTTTTTAGGATCAACAACAGAAAGTGTAACAGTTCCGTCTTCACCTTTTAACGAAACAATTGAATGACCAAGTACTCCAGCTGCTTTACGAACTTGAGTCAATAGTTCAGAAGTAATGTTTACAGTTAAATCAGACTGTGGCATATTGATCTTATTCTTAGGACTTGTAAGAATACTTTGATCTGCAAATCGATAAGAGGCACGAGTACGTCCAGACTTAAACTGTACACTATCATTTGTAAACTCAAGATCTGGATCCTGAAGTAGCGAAAACATTGAGATAAATTCATTTAGGTCATAGATACCAAAATCAGCAGAGAATTGTTCAGTAATATCTGCAATTGCCATAATATTTTTGGCTTCAGAAATTGTAGAGAGTGGTTCTCCTGCTTTTACAACAAGATTAGAGTTGATGCCTGAGAAATTCTTTAGAATATCAATTGTTTGAGAGGATAGTTTAGTCATAATGTAAGTGTATTATATATCAAAAAAGAGCAAGTGTAAATGCAATTATTTTTGCATTTGTAATTCATAGTAAAAAAGTATGCATGCCATTGCGTGTGCAGCATGATGCAATCCAGACTCGTGGTCATAGGTTTCTCCTTTGCGGAGAGCCCATAGGTGTCGTTGAGCGGCGGCGAAATAGCGATTTTCGGCGTCGTCGAGTAGTTTCCAATTATCCCTAGAATATTTGTTTTTGCCGTATGTGAGCGCCTTTACTGTTTCATCAAGAGCATGTGGAGGAATTAGACTATAGTCGGGTTTTTCCGAATCATACTTAACTCCAACTTCGGCATTTGTTTTTTTCATAGGGAAGAAATGCGGCAACAGCTTTTACACTGTTGCCGCATATTTAACTTAGCAATTAGCCGTTCTTACGTGGGGTACCAAGGCGATAGCGATTGATGCGCTCGCCAGTACGGGTCTTGCGTGGGTTAAGGTAGATTGCAAGACCGTGGTCGTTGCGAAGCGAGCTGATGACACGACTTGGGTCAGCAATACCAGCCTTACGTGCTTCGGCAGCGGAGAATTCATGACCTTGCTCAAGGAAAGCATAGAGAGCTTCCTTTTGAGTCATGTTCTTAACGAGACGTGCCAACTTGGTTGTTTCAATTTTAGTCATATTATATGTTTTCTGTTTCAATTATGTTTATTCAGTTTTGGTCTATAGATTCATGGTTTAGCGTAGACCAACCGCTAAAGTGTTTAAAATGGTGGTTCTTCTGGTGTTTGAGTTTCAGTTGCAGAGGTTGCTTCAGCCTGAATTTGGTTGCTGTCAATCTTGGTGTAAAGATCGAGAAATGCTTCACGAGTTTCAGTTTCAAATCGAGCAATACACATTCCAATTGCGGTCAAACGATCGTGGAAGATGCTATAAGCCTTGACAATATGACACAAGCGACGAGTTGAGATGAGTTCATCAACCCCTTCTGCATCATATGTTTTGCGAATAACGCTGCTCCATGCAACAAGCTTATCAACAAATTCATTGTCATCAACTTTGAAATACTCCATATGTTTGCTGATGATGTTGCGTTCAACCTTGTAAGGAGGATATGGTTGATCAATTGTAGCCACAAATCGTTCAATAAAGGCTTCATCAATAATGTTGGCCGCGCTGTAGCGGCCGTCATCTGACCCCCGGCCCTTGGTGTTTGCAGTAGCAATCACATTGAACCCTTGGGCCGGGGTGACGACTTCACCAACCTTTTTGATTAGGATTGGTTTTCCTTCAAGCACCCCCTGAAGACACATAATCTTATTGCTGCCACGATCAAGCTCATCAATGAGCAAGATACAACCTCGCTCCATGGCTTTTACCACAGGACCTTTTTGGAATACAGTCTCGCCATTTATCAAGCGAAAACCACCAATTAGATCATCTTCATCAGTCTCAGGGGAGATTTGTACTCGAATATACTCGCGTTTGAGTTTGGCGCAAGCTTGTTCAACCATCATAGTTTTGCCATTGCCTGACATACCAGAGATATAGAGCGGAAAAAACATTCGTGATTCAATAATTTTTTGAATGGTTTTATATTCACCCCATTTAACAAAGGTATGGTCATTTTCAGGAATGAAGATTTCATCATTCGAGACCGAAGCCACTGCACAAGCAAGTTTCATTGCATGCTGAGGAACTTCCTGCACTGAGACTGGTGCGGTTGGAATGCTTGACTCTGTATCGAGCAGTCCAGAGATGTCAAATTTACCACGACCAACTTTTCGCGCACGCTTGATAAAGACTTCATCAATTTCCCTAAACTTTAGGGAATGGGTCCGACCAGCGTCAAAAATTGTCTTGCTAGAGACAGATTTTGGATCATTGTTAGCAAACAATTCTTTGAGGACAGATGCTTTTTGTTCGTTTGTCATATTTTTGTATGTTGTGGTTGCTTTTGCTTACAGGATGATTATACACTAAAATTCACGATTTGTACATAAGAAAATGATAAAAAACTCACTTTTTTTCACTTTTATGCAATAAACTCAGCAAATTTATTCAAAAACACTCTAGAAACACGTTTTTCAGTATTGAATTTAGCAAAATCCTTGGCAATCTTATTTTGTGACGAGTTGTCAGTCACATCCTTTGAGAAGCCTTCACTCACAAACTCTTCACCATCTTCGGTAATATCAAGTCCATTTTTAGAGTCGAAGACGAAATATGCATCATAGCCAAATCCATTTTGAATAGCAAGACACTTTTCTTTCCTAGCAATCTTTTGTAGTGCATTAAACTCGATCACAGCATCTGACCATGAAAGATCACGTTTGCGGCTACGAAGA